TAATCGTGTTAACTTAGCGGTAACACCTGCTGCTTTGAATTTACGAATCTCATCAATAATTTCTACTGGAACGTGTTTAGTAAATCTTATGTCTATTACAGCCGATGTATAGTAGCGTCCGAGTAAGTGGTCTGGTCCATTTAACTTAGATTTGTTTAAGAAGAACACATTTTTGAAAGGTTCGTAGATTTCTACCTCAGCTTCTGGGTCATCTAACCATTTTTCAATAGCGTCTTTAATAGAGCCTACTGTACCGCGCTCTGTTAAAATCCAATTAATAATTCGACGTCTGTAATCGTCATCTTTTTCGTTATCTTTTCTAAATACGCCAAAGATATTACCGTACTCATCTAACCATTCACCTGAAGCTGTTTCTAAATTAGCATCTTTAACTAATTCCATTGCGTCTTTTTCTGCTTGTGTAAATGCGTCGTCTATAGAAGTAACGACAGCTGTGTGGCTGTCGTTAACTTTACTTAACATTGATTTCCAAAGTGGATGTAAATATTTAACGAAACTCATAAGTACCCTCCTATTTTAAGTTTACCTTAACAGTACCTGCTCTAATTATCTCGTTACCTTTTGTTATTAAGTTAGCAGGTGGCTGTTTATATGCTATGTCGTAAACTAATCTCTTATCTACATCTTTAATTATACAAGATAAGTCTGTCATGATAAGGTTTTGGGACACCTGCATACCATTTAAATAGTTTTCAATAGCAAATCTAATTCTAGTATTGAGCGTATCGGTTATAGCTGCTTTCGGCTCTATAATTACATCAACATCAACATCTACCGCAATACGACTTACAGGTTTTACATCAACTCGGATACCTGCTGCTCGATAGTTCTCTAGTGATTTCTCAATAGCCGTCTTCACGTTATCAGGTAGGTCTCCGTTGTTATCATGAGCATATACATTTACCTTTCCTGTAAATTCTTCAATGTAAACTCCTGCAACTTCTGGTACGAGTCTTGTACCATACTCTAGTGCTGGTTTTGTCCCTTTACTTAGTGACTCAATATATTGACGGAATCGAGCTCTTAGTGAGTCTAGTGATTCTTCATCCTGACCTGTCTGTACAGCAGATTTATTTGTTGACGATTTTATGTTTGTTATTGGTGTAACCATAATATCGATAGCGTTAGCTGGCACGTTACCAATTGTTCCGGATTGTGTACAGAACACTTGTACTTCAGCTGTTACCGCTCCTTGTGGAATGTAGTAGTCTTCTAGAGTTTCATAAATGTTAGCATACTCTGGATAACTGGAAGTAAATCTGGTCCCTCTTGGGATAGGTTGGATTACCTGTGTAGGGTTATTAAGTGTAATTGTAATAGGTGTGTAAGCTTTTTGTGGTAATTTACGTTCAAACCCAAAAGAGCTGTATACGCCCTTAGAGATGGCTTCTAGTAAATTCTCCTCTGTCATTACATAGAATGCTTCTAATTCTGTCGCAACGGCTTCATAGACCGCTCTAATCGCAGAACCTACAGAAAAGTCATTAATCTTATCTGTAGATGTGAGTGTTTTATCTACCATCTTTCTATAAATTTGACTCATACTTTTAAATTTCATGTTGACCTCCTAGTTTAATAGTGATATAGTACCACTAGTATTAGCACTAACAGCAAAAGTAAAAGCCTCTTCTGTTGTTATTGTATATATTGACATTTCTACAGTTAGTGTGTTACCATCAAAAGAGTTACTACCACGTTCCACATGTTTCACTCTTCCATCAGTTCTTATACAACGTTCTATTTCATTTACTGCACGTAAAGTCACTTCTTCAGTTTTTTTACTTCCCATAATATCTGATAACGTGGAACCATACTTAGGGTGGTTTAAGTAACTTCCTTTAGGTGTCAATAAACGTATTAATATAGCTTGTTTTAAGTTCTCTATACCTCTACAAGTCTTCAAATCCTTTTTATAGTTTGTACTCTCAGGATGTTGTCTATCCCATCCATCTCCGTTAAAACCTAGAATCTCTCCATCAAATCCAGCAGCCCCGTCATCAAATAATGCTGGTAATACGTCAATATCTTTACCTAGTGTAATGTCGTAAATATTATTTGCGTTAAATGCGTCACTATACCTTAATGATGTGAGAACAGTTTCTCTATTATCATCGTTAACCGCAAAAGTTAGTGTGTCACCTACAGTCAATAGATGTTCAGGATTTTTCATTTTCTCCTCTACCGTATCTACTATGTACGGATATCGAAGTTTATTAAATTCTGCTAATTCGCGCCATCTTTGTGCATCACCAAGTTTATGTTGTGCGATAGACTGTAATGTATCTCCACTTGCAATTATTTTTTCTATAAACTGTGCCAATTACCGCACCTCCAGTCCGTGAGTTACCATGGTATCTACTTGATTTTCCATGTAACCGAACGATAATTCAAAATCTCTAAAAGCGCTAATCATGTGTCGGTACTTTCGTTCTGTTGAAAAATAGTCTGCGATATAACTAACGTTCTCTCGTACACGCTTAAAGTCTTTCTTAGTTAAATAGCTTATATCAGGTGACTCACTCTCAATAGTATATAGAATAGAGAATGCCTCTAGGACTGTAGATACAATCAAAGTGTACATTCGTGGGTTTGTACTTGATAAATCGGAATCCCGCGTTAATGCGACAACTGTGTTTTTATCTACATCAAGGGTGTTTGTTGATACCTGTTCGGCTCTTATCTTTTTTAAAACTAACATAGCTACCGCAGACAAGGAAAATGTTGGCGTATACATATCAGACTCAAATAACGGATTGTCGTTTATTGAGTTAAAAGGAATTACTCCATTTTCCATAGGATATACACCAGAGCAGAAAGTAACTAATACTTCTGGTTTAGACTGTACTTCTTTCATGTTAATTCCACCTTCCGTAATAACCAATACTATATCCTAAGCCTGTAGTACCATAATTGTATGCACCACTACTAGATATTTGGGGATTAACTGAGGCATTATCGTCCTTCGGTCTATATCCTCCACCGTTACCCTTGTTATATACATCGTCACCTACAGAACCGTTATCAGAAGGTCTATTAGGAATAGGTACGCTAGTCTCCCCATTAGGAAAAGGTGTAGGTAATTTAGGATAGTTTGGTGTAGGGCGATAATTACCTGAGTCAGGGAGAGTAGGAAATCTGTTACCTATCTCAGGATTTACTATATCTGCATCTGCTGGTTCAGATGATGCGCGAATGATAATGAATTTCATACTATATCTATAAAGTAATGGTGACTGAGCATCTTGTGTTATAGTAATACCTTCAGGGGCTAGTGTTACAATGTGACTTTCGTCATTTGTGAAGTTGTGGAAGTAAAACTCATTTTTAGATAGTTTACCATTACCGCCTGTTGCTGAGAAGTCTGCGATAAACTTCTTCATTTCTTTAATCTTAGCTACACCTCTATCAGCCGCTTGCCCTGTCGGATTAAACCCTGTTGTTCCAGATATTGTAATTGTAGGAATATCATCTTGGAAGTCTTCTACAATAATACGGCTCTTAGTTTTTAATGCTGTAGTTCTATGTGGTCGAGATTCTTCCATGGACTCTGGATTTATAGCGAATCGGAATGTACGTCCGCCTACTTCAAAAGCGATTCGTTGTAATCGTGATTTACCATTAGCAATTGTCATTTGTGCTCCTCCTTTTCTCGTTTGTAATATAGCAGATAAAGAAAAAGAAGGAGGCTATTTGCCTTCCTTCTCCTTAACATCTTCTTGTTTGTTTTGACTACTATTATACAATTCTATGAGTTTTTGATTTTCTTCCATGAGTTGCATAATCATTGCTTGCGACATTAAGTTGTCTTTTGTTAACTCCTGTACTCTTTTCTCCAATGTTAAAATATAGTATTTTTCTTGTACTTTAAGTGTATCATCCATTGTCAGTTGAACCACCTTTGCTAGTATCGTACTCGTAGTCATACCAGTTAAATGATAGAACGTCCTCAGTGGTCTTAGCCATCATGATACCTTCGCTCATTCGTATTAACTTAGTGTCCAATAATTTCTTATAAGATATAACTCTTTCGAATAAATCTATAAACTCTTCTTCAGTGTGTGTTACAACACCAGAATCCTCTGTTAACCAATCTACCGTTTCTTGGTTTGTCGTTTGTAACAATACTCTAATCCCTGTCATGTCTACTTGTTTATTTAGCGAGATGTCATACATACTCCCTGTTTCTGGATGGATGAATCCTGAGTCTAACTCCATTTGATGTAGTTCTCTTGTTTCTGCTAGTTTTAGTGTTTTATGCACATCTAGAATCATTTCAAGAGTAACCTCATTAAAAGTAATCCCGAAGTTATTTGCTAGGTCTGCTACTAACATATTTTTCAAATCATAAGGTAACTTCTCGTACCCTACAGCTAACAACTGTTCCTCATACATTTTATTGAATTCCATGGTATCTCTCCTTAATGTTTATATGGTTTCTTAGGTACTGATGTTAGTTCTACAGGGTCTGCTTTATAAGTAGTAATATAGAATCTCATTTCCTTAAGGACTACTTTTTTAAGTTGCGCGCGTATTTTTACCCATATCTGCTTTTCAAAGTCGATAGGGTCCATAGAAGGTACAGGGTACATCTCTACGTAAGGTGTATCTGTTGGGTAATAGGTCAAGCCTTCTTTACGTTGTAAGAAACCAGCTTCCATCATATATACGTTATGTTGGTTTAAAATTGTCCCATCATGAGCATACATGTCTGCCTTTAACTTTTCCCATGCCTCTCTAATTGTGGAACGTTTATAGTTATAATCATAAGATACTTCGTAATACTTTTCAATAATCGCCATTATTTTTTGTCTCCTTATATGTTATTTTGTTTTAAACTAGCTTACCGTGGATATCTCCTACCCAAAGTGAAGCGGGTCTCCCATCAAGTGCGGAAAATGAAACAGCATTCGCACTTTCATTGAATGTCATTAGCATACCTCCTATGTTTAACTGAACTTTTCCATTAGCTCTTCTATCCCATAACGGAATAGTTATGATAGGTGTTCCTTTTGAATCATATATACTCCATGTGCTACCTGTGTGAACACCAGCCTGTGATTTTATATTACCATATCTATCAAAATAGATTCCTGTAGAGTCTGAAGAGTAGAAGTCTCCTGCCAAACGTAAGTTAGAATTCCTCCCTATTTGGTGAAATATGTCTTTACCATTCATCATCATGGTATCATTCTTAAGTTGTAAGGTTGAGTATTGACTGTTAGGTGCTGCTGGGTTATTTTCTGCACCTGTTACAGGAAATAGCATTACTTGTGTTTTAACGTTGTCACTAATGTAAGCTGAACCTGTAACTTGTAGTTTATTCTCGTCATTACCTTTTACAGGTACCATGTTTACACCTAGTGATAGACTTTTAGAGTCCATGAATGCTATCGGTGTACCTTTACTTAATATAAATGTTGTTTTAATGGCATCAGCAATACTATCCTGTATAGTAACTTCAACTTCATATATCTTATCAACGTCAAAGTTATAATTGTCGTATTTTACCACATACGTTCCAGAACCTAAGTTAACCGTTGGGAAAGTAACATTACCTTCATAAGTACCTCCGAGTATTCGTCTTCTAAATGTTTTTGTCTTAATTGTATTTTTATTAGTAGAACCAACCATAACCGGAGAATATACTCCTGATGCAGATACTGTTGTTGATGATTCGAAATTATTTTTACGTATACCTGACGCAGATACTGTAGGTGGTTGATAAGGAATGATGCTCACGATACGGTTAACTGACGTGTTCAGTCCCCTAGAGTCAACTGCGGTTACTACACAAGTTGTGTTTGCAGCTGCATTTACTACACCTTTATTAACAACTAAATCACCTGTTGCAGGAAATTGATGCGTAGTGGTTACTCCGTTAATAGTAATGTCATAACGAACAATACTAGCACCGAGCTGAGGAACTGCCTTATTTGCAGAAGGTACCTTTACTTGAACTATAGATTGTCCTTGTATAATATACGCTGAGTTATTTGTAACAGCTATTGTTTTTGCATTTGTATCTACTACAATTGGTGTAGCGTTGAATACTGGCTGAATATTCGGCATTCTGGAAATGTCTATGGTTCCATTAGAAAACGATGGAGCAACATTGTTACTGTTTAGTAGAACACCTTCACACATTGTATCTACTTGGTAAGTTACTACCCTGAACGTCTTATCCGTCATTGTAGTTGTCGCTATTTGGTTTTGTTCTGCTTGTGTAAAGTTTATAGTGAACGTCTCACTGGTTGGTGTATAAATTTTTCTAAATTTAGCGTTACCTGCTGGTGGTGGAGCACCACCACCACCTCCATCATAGTTTAAGTGGATACAGACATGAACTTTGTATTGTAATCTTCCATCAAAAGAACCTATGCGAGCAGTAACTCCTTCATTAACATATAATTTAGGGGCTGCTATAAACCCTAGATTAGGTCTATATAACCGTCCTTCCGCACCCCACTTCTTACCGCCTATCTGGTATCCATTTGCATCATACGTAACACATGTAGCCCATAGTGCAGTTTCATTTCTATTACCTAGAGTCTGCGCTAATTTCTTTCTTAAATCTGGTCGTGCGCTAACACTATAGTAAGCTCTTGGTCCTACGTTTGTTTGCGTATCAATTAACGTATCAACACCACTAGTATTTTTAGCCCAAAGCTCAACTGTATGGTGAAAAGTACTATTATTCACGTTTAAGTCAATCCATATATCATTAGGTAAGGCGGCAGATGGCTTAGATGCAACTGTACTCTCTCGAGGTATTTTATCTGCTACAATATCTCCACCATTGTTTTGAAGAGAGAAAACATCCGAGTCTTTTCCTACAGATATTCTGAAGTTTAGGTTACCGTTACTGTCATGTGGCTGCTCCCATGAGGCATTAAGTACTTGTGTACCATTACCTCCATTAGGATTAGTAAAAGTGAAGTATCGTGTATTTCTAGCTTTCTCTCCGAATGAAGAATATAAAATGAAAGTGAATGTACCACTTGTTGTATAACCAAAATTTGTACGGTAGAAGTACACCGAAACGTTAATCTTACTAACGTTTCGGTTAGGGTCTGCCCACGCATCCCAGTAACATTTACCTTCAACATATCGGTTTGACGTACCAATTATAAATGAACCACTTGCCATTATATCACTCCTTAATTATTTGATAGGAACGCCCATCCTGCGTTATTTGGGTTCTCTACGCGTAATATTTTTATAGGACCCATGTTTATTTCATTCTCCGCTCTTAATTTTTTTGTCCATGTCTCATCTCCATCTAATTTAAACACTTCTTCTGGTTTACCATCCCTGATATAGTAACCTGCAAATTTGTCAGGAGTAATGACAGTGTAACCAATCTCTGTTCCGTCTTTATCGACCTGCGATACTCGTATACCATTTAGGTTCATTCGGACGTTCGTATTATAGTTCTCTCCAGTAGACATGGTCCACTTAATAGGTTTATTTCCTACATTAACCATTATACCAGATATAAGTGCTACACATTTAGGTGAAGCCATTAATACGATTCTAACTTTGTTTTTTGTAGGTGTAAATCCAAAATATGAGGGCATTAACCCACTGTGTTTAATACTAGAGTTATCCGCTATTTGACCTTTGTCAATTGTTTTCCAGTCATCATACTTTGTTGGTTCCGCTACATCTGTTTGTTGAATCATAATGTTAAACCTTGTATTTGTACCTGCTACCATCTTTTGCAGAAAGTAACTAATTGTGTAAGGTTGGTTAGGAATAACATTTATTACTTGTGCGATACCTGTCCATAAACTATCTGGAGATTCGTTAAACATAAAACCACTAGTGAAACCTAACGCATCTAGAGCATTTGTCTGCACACTATCTGGTTGGCGGTATGAAGCGTTTAATATGTCGTCCCAAAATGTAAATGACTCTTTTTTTAATTTAGAACTTACTTCCTTATCAAACCCAATCGAGTTTTTTACTACATTCATACCACCAGATGCAAAGAATGCAGCAGTCCATTGATTCTCCAATTGTTCAATTTCTGTCTTTTGAACATACGGCGTGAAGTCAATATTTTTCATAGCTTCTTCAAGTTCTCGTTTTCTTTCATCATTACTTTTGCTTAATTCATCTCTAGTTGCTAAATCAGTAAGGTCTTCCTTGTTCGCTTTACCTTCTAAGTCTGTTACACTAGCTTTTGATTGCAAGTCTAACTCATATTCACGAGAGCTGAAGACTATACTTTTGATTGAGTCTGTTTCTACTCTCTGTTCTGCGTTAGCGATACGTCTCTCAAGGACTGGAACTAGATATCGTGAATCTTCTTGGGCTGTTGCTAAATTAGTACCATACATAAACGAACCGTCTTTATCATTAAATGGTGGTGTCCAATCAACATACTTATACTTTATCGTTGTTGGTGATTTTTTGTCAGGGTCACCGATTAAATCAATAGCGCCTGTAAATGGGCAAAAGGATTCGAATGGTGTTGCGGTTTGATAAACAACTTGCCATTGCTGTCCTGTTTGTTTAGTTTTGATTGGATTGGCTAACTCAACAGGGCGCTTATAATCATCCGTTGCTGCAAGAACTCCTTTATTATTGATAATTTGGTCTTTTTGATTGTAGCCAATAGGCGTGAAATTAGGCGCAGATTTATCAGAACCAGAATATGGGGGGAAAGTGTAAGTAATAACACCGCCATCATTTTTTTGAACTGGCTCACCTTGAAACATTTTCCAACCTCTTAAGAAGAATGCAACATCTTGACCTTTAGCTTGGTAGGCATCTGTAATGTTCATTTCTTTAGCTGATACAAAGAATGTTATAGAAGGTGTTTGATAGTTAACTATAAATTGATTATACTTTGTAAGATTTCCTGATACAATTTTCTCTAGTTCTAATCCTTTACCATCAGCAAATCTAACTGTACCGTTCGGGGCGATTTGACCGTTGGAGAAGTTACTCAGTTCTACTTGAATAAATCTTTCAGTTGTTCCGTACGCGTTAGGCAGTTTGACACTTTGATTCTTTATACTAATAAAATATCCTGTGTCTAAAAGAGTATCTACAAATCTGTTTATTTTTGTAGGTGTACCATCTTCTGTCCAATAAAACTCATCAAACACAGTCCCATTACCATGAAACACGTCTTGTATCATCATATTTGAGCGCGTATCTTCTTCCGTGTTAGGTTTAACTGTGTAGAATGTAGGTAGTGTTACACCTGCGACAGCTCTATTACGATTAAAGTATAGATACTCACCATCTGGTTTAAGTTCGAATGGTCTAGGAGAATACTCTATAGTCTCTTCAGTAACATCTTTAGCTATCATCATGTTCCATACTTTTAATGTTCCAACTAAACCATCTACTCGCATGTTTACATGAGTAAAGGTATTACCTCCTACAGGGTTTCTCTCTTTTAGATAAACACCACTAGTATTATCTGGTGAGAAAGTAATTGTGTCTGTTATTCTAGGGTATGGGTTACTTCCTTGCAAGTACATAGTCCCTTTAATCGGATTGTTACCATCAGGTACAACACTCCAATAGAAACCTATTACTGTTTTATTATTTATTATTTCGGATGAGTTACCTCCATGGAATGCATACACATTCATTGTTTGGTTATCTCGATTCGCACCTTTCATCTCGACAGGATTAATTGTACCATCAAGAATGTTTAATCCTCCAACTTGTAAGTTGTTTTTTGTATTACCTTTAAACTTAGGTAACGCAATTGTGGTTATCGGAGCAGAAATAGACGTTGTCGGAACTCTTAAGTCCGTTGTTGCATGCTGTCCTGTTTTACTAATATCTTTGATAGCTGTGTTTACATCCTCGATTCTATTATCAACATAATCCTTTTGCTTTTGTTGGACTAGAACGGTTAAAGAGGCATAAGCATTATCATAAGTGTTCCATGCTACATCCCACTCAGTACGCTTAACGTCCATAATAACGTCAGAAGAGGTATCCCATGGGAATACTATGTTTCTACCCTTACCTGTTTTAAGGGCTCTTAGATAAGTTCTAAGGTTGTTATAAGCGTTTGTTAGGTCAACGTAAAGTTTATCTTTTGCAGGGTCTACAGCGACGTCTCTGGCTTGTTTTCTGATAGCGTAGAATTGACCTTTACCCCATGAGTCCGCATCTAATTGGGCTGTGGTTTTCATGTCCTGTGTACCAGAAAGCGATTCACCTGTGATATCAGCTAATCTTGATTTAACAAGACCTCGTTCGAAACGAGTTAGGTAGTTATCATTACCTAAAGCGTCAATATTCCAGTTTGTGTTATCTGTATCTCGTTGCGTATCTTCTGGTGCTGGTACCCAATCAGGGGGGATAATTCCTTTAACTAACGTATGCTGCATTGTTTGGAATTTAGATTTTGGGTTAATCGTTGCAAAGTCGTTACTCACTAATCTAAAGTTTTCGGATTTCGTTTCTGTCTCTACCATGTCTTTTGTGATTTTAAAAGTATGGTAAACTCTCTTCCAATCTTTACCAACTGTCATTTTAAGGTTAAAACTATGATGTTTCTGGTCAGTCGGTGTTTTGTTTCTGTTCCACCAAAGTTGCATATGTGACTCTGTATCGGGTTTATCTCCACCATATACCCTTACTGTAGCACAGTACGTAACGTCATCGCCTTCTTTTAACATGCCTGTTTTAATAACATCAGGTATAGAGTATCTAATAGCTTTAGAGTTAACTGAAGTTTCTGTCATTAATGTATCTTGAACATATGTCTGTGGGGTGGATAGTATAGTTACATCTGCATCTTTAAGCCATCCACCTGTAACTGTACCTGCTCCAGTCATACCATTAGGGTCTGAAGGGTTGTTAGAACGAGTTGTTCCATAATCCTTAGAACCTATCAATAAATTTCGAGTGTTAACATCAAATCTGTTAATCTCTACCCATTTACCTCCCTGCCACAACCATACAATACCTGTACCACGGTCATACCATAGTGCACCTTCCCTAGGATTTTTAGGCTCCTCTGTACCTACACTAATATCTTGGATGTTTGCAATTGTTACGCTCCCTGTTGCAACAGGAGGCTTCTTGTAATCACAGAAAAACGTAGCCCTATCATTAACATCTGCTGCATTAATATTAAATGAATGTCCGGATTTAGCGTGAGCGGTATTCCACGCAACATCGGCAGTACTGTTGTTAGATACTCGTGTCCAAACGAAATCTGTAACTGCAACGGTACTCGTGATGTCTTCTGTTCCTTTTGTAATCTTCGCAGATATTTTAGAGTTAACATTACTGTTGACAAATATTACGCCATTAGATGATGTAACTTCTACTTTGTAAGGCAAGTTTTTAACTGAGTTATCTATTTGTTGTTGGATATCATCAAGTGCTGTAGAAGTCTCTTCTTGTGTTTTATCAATCTTCATGTTTAAATCAATAAATTGTTGTGTTACCTGCTCAGAGCTAACTTTAATAGAGATTAAGTTATACAATTGAGTAATAACTGCACTTTGATGAAGAGATTCTTTGTTTGCGTAATTAACTGCATTCTCAAAAGCTTCAACTATTCGTTGTTCATAACTAGCATCCGCCGCCTTATCTGCCTCAACTAACCATGAGTTTAAATCGTTAATATAAGTTTCACCTGCTGCTGCAATGTCATCTTTATCTTGTTTTGAGATGACTTTGTCAACTAAGGCTGCAATGATAGTTGTTTTGAATGCTGTATGGTCTGAGTTTACTTTGTCTGTCCATTTCTTAACCGCTACTTTCTGCTCATCAGTAAGGAATGGGTCTGTTAAGATAGAGTGAGCGCTACTATCAAAAACAGATTTCTTAACATCTAAATCTTCTAACATAGCGTTTAGTTTTAAAAGGTCAGTATCAGTTACAGGGTTTGTATTCATTTCTGTATTTGTGAATTTAACTACCTTCTCAATTACTTCCTGTAAACTGTTTTTACTGTTTCTAGATGCATCTTTAATCTCTTTAATTTTTGCTTCAATCTCCGCAGGGTCGATATAGTACGTGTCTTTTTCTACTTTTGTTTCAAGCCCGCCTTCAATCTCAGACATTGTAATTTTTAATAAAGAGAATTGATTATTAATCTGTTTTATGATATTCTCTAACTCAGGAGATATTCCTCCACCAGAACTACCAGAACCAATAGGCTTACCATTTACAAGTACACCTTCATCAGTAATCTCCATTTTAGTCTTAGGGTTCTGTAATACTACGTTACCATCCTTCAATATTTCGATAGAAGATAGGTCGCTAGACTCTTCTTCTGGATTCTCCGTATCATTCTTCTTAACGATGGAGTATGAGCCATCTGGTTTTAGTTCTTGGTACGTAATCCCTCCACCTTCAGTGTGTCGGGAACCTAGTCTAAATGTCCCGTCAGATTTGATAAAAATAGTTGTGCGATGATTATTATATATGCTTTGATGTACATATAGTACTGTCGGTGCGTCTGGTGACTCAGGTTCGATTAACTCACCATTTGCGTAACGAGAATGCGGAAGGTCCATATAATCGAAATGTGCGTCTTGTACATACATGTTTTCTTGGTCTCTGTCTGTAGATATTAAGAAAGTTTTTCCAGAGAATGTTACTTCGCGGTTACCTCTACCATCCACGTTTTCATACGTCATTGACGGATACAGATTAAATGTGTTCCAAAGCTCCTGTTGAATAGATTCAATGGAATCATCGGCAGATGTAAAGTCTGTTCGTGCTAGTTCTTGTTGGTCCGCAGTTTTACCATAAATATTAATTACGATTGGAGTATCCACTTGTCCATCAATAAATCCGATTAGAACACGTGTACCTACAGTAACTAATGTAGTAGAACCATAGATATTACCATTTGCAGTACGACCGGACATATGTGTTGGTAACATCGCAGAGTATTTCCCGTTGTCATTAGGATTTTTAGCTGTTGAATTTTTATCTCTAACTGTAATAACATCAACTGTGTTGTACTTGTAGTTAACTTTCACTACATCAGCAAGAGAGAGAGTAACTAAGTTGTTACCCTCTTTATATTTTCGTTTCATTTCCTTACCAAGTTGTGATTGGAATCGCATAGTATCTAAAGGTTCAAATTTTACCATTTAGTGTTCCCTCCTCTTTTTATATAGTATATCATAGTTAACCGACAAAACGTTTTACGTGACCTTTAAACACTCTATCCCAGTACGAGCTGCCTAGGTCTTCTTCAGTAATACCTTTATCCTGCGAACCTATAAACTTACCGTTACCAGTGTAGATTACAATATGCCCATCCGTCTTATAAGTGTCAAACCATATAAGGTCACCGACCTGCATCTGTGCTTTTACTTGATTCTTGTCTGAACCTCGAGAACCTATTGTTTGAAGACGGGAATCAGTCTTAATCGTATCTGTAGTCATACCGTGCTCCCCACCTTTTAAATCAACACCGTTTAAATTAAATATCCACCATATAAATGATGAACAGTCAGTTTTGATAGGTGATTTGGTGAATGGGTTACCTCCAGAACGACCTCCACCGAATACGTATATTGAAGGTTTTGTAGTCATTTCTTTTGCAATAGCTACTGCATTCATAGCTACAGGTCCTCCAGCGACTACACCTCCAGTTCCACCTCCGGTATTACCCCCTCCTTGCATTTGCGCTTCTCTAGCTGCTTTAGCTTTCTCGTATAGAGTTGCAAGTGTGTCTTCTCCTAAGTAACCACCTTTGAAGTCTTCTGATTTACCCCATAAGTTTGAAAAACGTTTTGCTCCTCTATCCTGTAAACCTCTCGTAACACCAATGATTGTCGAGAATCCATTAGAGTAGCTAAATTCATGTTGTATAGACTCTACATAGAATTCCCATTCAGTTTCTTGTTCAAAGTCTTTGTAGTATAATTTTGTACCTATCCGGTAAGCAGGGTTCCCTATTACTCGGATGTCACCCGAATAAAAATTAGGATTTTCACAATACCAGTTATACAATCTGTCAGTAAACCTTTTTAACTTTTCACTATCAGGGGATTTTTCATTGTTATTTGATTGGTTGACATCTCCAGTTGCTGATGATATAATTTGTTTATACTTATCCGGATTAAAGTTCTCATTCGCGATAGCATCAATGATATTATTTGTCATAGAAACAGTCATTGATGGGAATTGTGCCTTCAGAGAAGCAGACATTTCGGATTTCTTCTTACGGATAGTCTCCTTATCCATAAAACCTTGCTGGTTAATGTACAACAGTAATTCATCGTATGTTGGTTGTTTAGCAGTATTCCCAGTATTGTTAGCAGCGTTACTAGTATTAACATCACCATTTTGTGATTTGTTTGCAGCTAGTAAGTATCGGTTAGAGGCGTCTAGTCTCTTGTATCCATACTTCTTAATTAGCTCTGGATGAAAACGAGGATATACCCCTAAGTCTAAACTTGTAAACTCCGCTATGTTAGGTGCGTCCACGCAATAAACTGAGAAAGCTTCGTTATCATTCCTACTATATGATTCCTGTAGTACAATGTCACTCGTTATTTCATAAGAGTTTAACGCATCCCATTTATCTTTATCAAATGGTGTTGGTCTCATTAAAGCTATGCATCGTCCATCTTTTGTAAATTCGAAGTATAGTTCATTAAATGGTTTTGCTACAACATCTTCTAAGAATTGTCTTAAAGAACCTTGATAGTTAACAAATGGTGAAGGGTCTTGTAGTGACTCGTCAGATTGCCAACTTTTAAACTCATGAGTTAGGTAGTCTTGTAGCCCTGTTCCATTCGCAAAATTGTATTGTGCATATTTGTATAGGAATCTGTCCATTAGTTCATTACCAATTCCAGCAGCAGTATTACCGGAGAACTTAAGACCTTGCTCTGTCCCATCAGGCAACCAACCTATATCTGGGGAAATAGCTGCGAATTGTTGAATTACGCCGACTTGAAAGTTTATTAATGCTTTGGTCATTGCTTGACCTGTAACACGATAGACAAGCGTACCATTAGCATATTCACCATCCTTCTTTATATCTGATATTAATCCCACCATTATCCATGGATTATCAGGTACATCTTCTGTTACATCAGGTATAGCTTTGATTCGGATTAAATCGTTTGGTCCAATTACTTTATCCCATTTATCCTGAGCTGTAACTATAAGTGAAAATGCGGGACTATCATCTGCCATAGCGTTTTTAGTAGATAAAGATAGAATAGCATTATCAAAGTTTTTAGTTGTTAGTGTTTCTCCAGTATCATATTGTAACTCATAGGTTGTGTTTTCTGTAATTAAATCAACCTCTATACGAGGGTATCTAGTAACAATTGTAGTCATATGTTATCCTCCTTTGTATACTATTAATATAACAGAAAAAGGGTGGGTGAGCTGTGCCCACACCACCTAAAGTTAAGCGATTGTCATCTCTCTAGAATAAAATCCTAGTAAGTTACCTACATCTTTTCCTGCTTTCTTCATATCAGCGTTATTTTTAAGTTTATCTGATACCTTTTCGTCTCCTGTTACATTAACATTTATTGTTGCTGTAACATTTCCGCTTCCTGTACCTGTTGGTGCCCCAGCCATAATAGAAGCGATATTTGGTGCCCATGTTGCATTAGTTGCATAACCAGCCGCTTTCATTTGGTCTAGTGTTGTTCTTCCTTTACCATAATACTTCTCAGAAATCCACTTAGCACCACCCATGATTCCTCTCTCGGCAGCAGAACCTGAACCATCTTTAAACTCATATGCACTTGCATAAGGGCTATTATCAAACGCTCCGATACCAAAGAAATTACCTTTATCGCGAGCAATCTTAGATGTACCCCATCCCGATTCTTCGGCGGCGTGAGCTATCAGGTAACGTGGGTCTAACCCGTACTCTTGACCTGCTTTTAGGAAAGTAGCACCCATTCCTCTCATCATGGAACCTTGAGGGGCTTTCGAGTCAATCCACTTATCTAAGTCTTCAGCAGTTAGTTTAGCATCTGTGAAGCCTAAGTCATGCTGTTGTAAGTTGTTGTTAGTCCACTTCTTACCGTCTTGTAGGAATTGTAGTTTACCTGTACCAGAGAAGCCACCAGTACCTCCACCAGCGGTTCCTCCACCACCTATACCCATAATACCATTCTGAGCTCTTGCTTGCGCTAGAATCTGTTCTGCGCGCGTTAAAACACGTTCGTACATTGTGATGTTTTCTCTTTCGTAAGCTAAGTTATCACCTTTCTTAGATTCATTTGCTTTCTTGGTATTTGTGTTCTCTTTATCTGTCATTGCTTGGATTTGGTTTTCTTGACCTGTAGAAATACCTAGTTGAGATGCCATAGCTCCTGTAGAAATACCTAATGAGGAAGCTATTGCGCCTAAGTTACTCATATTTGTAGGGTCAGTAAGACCCTTAGCCATCTCAGCTTGTACTGCGGTAGAACCTACAGCACCACTTCCTCCAGCTGCTGCGGCTAGTGTTGCTGCTGATGCTTCGGCTTTGGCTTTTTCTGTTTCTGATGGTTCTTTAGGTTTACTATCAAACCAACCACCTATCGTTTCACCTATACCTGAACCTGCCCATCCACCAGCAATCGCTCCACCTAAACCACCGATAGCAGTACCTATAGGTCCAAAGAATGTTCCAGCTGCGGCACCAGCTGCGGCACCACCAAGAATACCTCCTCCTATTCCTCCAGCTGCACCACCTAAAGCGGCACCTTTCTCTTCTACTGGTGCTTGTATATAGTCGTTAACTCCCATCAATACACCTACAGGGAGCATTAACTTACCTGCACCTTTCATAAATCCTTTACCGAGTCCTCCTAGCTTACTTCCAGCTCCAGCTGCTGCTCCACCTGTTGCGGCACTTCCTGCCGCTCCTGCAACTCCAGCTTCTGCTGCGGCTGCGGCTCCAACTCCACCAGCTCCGGCTGCTCCAGCTGCTGCGGCTCCGCCACCGCCACCGCCACCTTTACCGCCTTTGCCACCTTTACCGAATTTACCCATTGTAGCACCTTTTAACCAACTAGCTCCCTTAAACATTGCGGCTGAACCTAAAGCGGCTACTGTAAATGCTGTCATAGCTGCAATTGCAGCGTATACAGGTGCAGGTAATCCCCCTAAGGCTACGTTGGCTTTCCTAAGACCACTACCCATATCGTTTAGTTCTGTCGCTTGTTTGGCTGTAGATGCTTCAGATGCGTTATCAATAGATGCTGAAGAATCTGAGTATGCTTTTTCTCTCTTTGCAGATTCAATAGAGCCTTCTTTAAGTCCTTCTTTCATAACTTTGTCAATGCTCTCTTTTGTTAATTTATTAGGGTCTAGACCAATCAAACCATTAGCTTGTTGAGAGGACATATTAACACCCATTCGACTAGCTAGGGTTGCTAGGACCTCCGCTTGTTCTTCTTTGGTACCGCCACTACCGACTTGTGCTTTAGCTGCTCCAATAAGCGTGTTTAGGTTGTCAGGGTCTGATATGCCTTTCTCCATCTGTTTACGTAATTGTGCACGTCCTGACATACCTTGATACTTTGTACCTTGACCGAACAATACGCGCATTTGTGGGTCGTTGAATCCTTCTCTAATACCTGTATCAAGCTGCTCCATTAGAGCTCCACCTTTTGTTCCTTGTAGTGATGATTCTCCTGTAGCGGATATAGTGGATTGTAGACCTAGTGTTCTCATCATCTCTTGATTAGAGACTGTTCTGTTTTGTGACATAGATGTCAAGATACCGTTTAACGCTTTTAACTGGTCTTTCTCACGACCAATAGCGCCAGATTGTTTCATAGCGCCTAAGAACGCATTTTGGAATTGCTTTGTTTGGTTACCTTCTACTCCGCCAGAACGGTATGCAGTATTAAAGAAATCTTTAACCTCGTCAGAGTTTATACCTGTCGCACGAGAGAATGTAGCTTGACCAGTTGTAGCTGCTTTTAAATCGTCAGCTCCATGATAACCGTTTGCAGTTAAGTAATTTGATTGGAACTCCATCATCTCTTGTCCCGTGAAACCTAAGCTATACCCTAAACCAGAACGCATTGTTGCAGAACGATTAGGTCGCCAATTACCGCCTACGGCTCCTGTTTGCTGACCTACATATATCTCATCAGGACGCATCGCTTTACTATGGTTTCCTCCTTCGCTATACAGTCTACCAACAGTAGCGGTAATTGCTCCGCCGATAGCTAGTGCGATTGCAGGAGCTCGTTCATGCATCATACCTTTCATAGTTCCTCGTTCGGGTTTAACATTTACATTTGCTTGTTCTAAAGATTGATTAAACTTCTCCATGTTAGCAGTAGCATCATCAATAGAGTTACTTAACTTTTTACGAGCTGTAAGTTCTGCATCGATTCCTTCTAGTTGTCTTATTAATTTCTTACGTTCCTCACCCTCTCGAGCGGTCAATCCTTTTTTACTGTTAAGTTTATCGATTTCTTTACTAATCGTCGTAGCTTGATTAGACAAATCTAAAACTCTAGCGCGGTTATCTGTTTTTAGTCCACCATATGTCCCTCGGACTGTATTTCTATCACCTGTAAAGTTTGAGTATTGTTGGAATGACATATATCCTGATGCAGCTGCACGTCGAGATAGACTTTCTGCACGTCGATTAAGTTTTGAAATCTCTTTCATTTGGGCTAATGCTTGATTTAAGCCGTTTGTAGCTTCGTTTTGACCGGACAAGAATTTATCTACTGCCTTCTCCATATCATCAGCAGTAGACTTGTTACGACCCATCATAGAAGGTGCAGAATTCCCTTGAGAGTCTTTACGGTTAGTTTTAAGGTTCGCTGTATATTGCTGTCCTCTATCTACCATAGCTTTACGATGATTGTCGAATTGTTTGTTCATCGCATTTATTTGTCTTTCCATATTCTTAAGCATTTGTCCAAAGGAGTCTGTTACTTTCCCACCCTGAACTGATGTTTTAGCGGAAGCTATAACTTTACTCTCATTAAAATCTTTTTTATTAACTTTACCGCTGTACTTGCTAAGGTCTTTTAAAATACGTTGCATTTTTTGGTACTCAGCATTAACTTCTTTTGCTGCTTTTAACGTAGCAAGCATTTCTTTCTCTGTACGGTCTCCTCCAGTAGCATCTATATCTTTATTTAGTTTTTGTAATTTCGACAATTCTGCTTCTAAAGATTTAATACTCTTGGCGGCTTTACCGACCTCAGCTTCTACATCGAAAATATACTTTTCCCTTTTAGCCATTTTTCCACATCCTTATATCTAAAATAAGAGAGAGGTACCCCTCTCTCTAAAGAACATCGTAGTCATCATCATCTTCTTCAAACGCTGCAATTGCCGCATCCATTGCTTGTTTATTGAGTCTATGCTCATCATCCATAACAACTTCACCAGCGCGTTCGCGGTCATCAATGAACTCTTTAGAAGTAGCACCTGATTCTAGTTCTCTCGCTCTTTGTTCTGCCTTAGCCAACTGATTTGCGATGTGGTTTGCAACTTCTGCTTCACGAGAAGTCATTCCACCATTCTCCAGATGCTCGTTATAGTTGTCGATACCGTTAAACTTACCTTCAAGGTCTTCTCTGTCTTTCGCTGCTGTCATTTCATTAACCTGTCTAGCAATATCATCCATATCGTGACCATCTTTAACAAGTTTCCATTCTCCTGCTTCTTTGTTCCATACTTCGTCATCGAATGAACTATCAAAGTTTTCATCTTCAACCTGTACGCCTTTACGAGCTCTCTCAATAGCTTTTGCATCTTCTTCTAATGAATAAAGCATTAGTTCCACTTGCGCATCATCTAAGGCTAAGAATCGGGGGTCTGTAGGAGGCATGCTAAGTGTCTTCATAAGAACCCACATGTTTCTCATATAAGGTTCTTTAGCTAGCTGTTTGAATCCTCCGTACTGTTTGACCTTACTTTCGAAAGGTACCGAGCCATTCTGCAAAGTCTAGACCCATTAAATACAAGATGTCTAGATTGTAAATGTTCTCGTCCTTTTCTAAATATTCTGGTAATTCACGTCCACATACTCTTAGTGTAGCTAACATTTGATATACGATTACATAGTATTGAGATGAGTATAGATTCATACCATCTAAGTATCTTGCAGTCTTAGCTTGGATTTTACCACTCTCGATTGCGTTTGGAGCTTGGATATGGACTGTAAACTCAATATTGTATTCTGGTAAATTATAGTGTTTAATGAACATATCATTCTTACCACGCATGATTCTAT